TGACGATGGAGGCCACCGCCATCGTACCCTTCTCGAAAGCGGTACTATCATCTCCACTACGAATTGCCTGCACGACAGCCCCCACCTGAGCGAGAGTCTGGTTCAGGGGTTCCATGCGCTGGTAGCTGATCCAGTGGTCGCCAATTCTCACAGAGAAAGGCTGCTTGCCCTCGCGGTACCAGCGGTCTCGCTCGGCTGGATTGGTTGGAGCCTCAGCGGTAATGTCGATCTTGCCCTGGTAGACCAGACTCCCAATGCCAGTGGCCAGGATACTGCCCATCATTGCTCGGCCAAACTGCTCAGGAGCCTCGGGAGCCTTGCGAGCGGTGCTGATGATAGCCCGGGGCATCGCCAGGGGGGAGCGTTCCAGCCCGAACTTGGCGATGTTGATGGGCGTATGGAGGAAGGGCACGACGTAGCGCAGCGGCTCGCCGCCCAGGATCTTGGCATTGCGGACCTTGAGGGCGGCGCTCCCAAAGGTACCGAGCGGCGCTTGGTATAGTCGGTAAGCCGCGGCATCGGCCGCCTTCTGCACTAGAACATCAGGCCGGCTCGTCATCAGCTCAGTGAAGCGGGTCAGCATCGCCGGTCCCTTCAGTCCCTCGCTGGCAGCTAGCCGGTAAGCCTCGGCGCGGTAGGCGCCCTCCTGCGCGATGGTTCGGAAGAACTGATCCTCAGCCACCAGCAACCTGGTTGGAGCCCCTACGATGTCGCCGACCGCGCCGCCGACCGGGGCTATCCGGCGCATTTCCAGCTTCACGATGTCATCGGCGGAGTAGCCTTTCCGCATCACGTCGAGGAATGCCTTGCCGGCATCAGGGAGCACCGAAAGCATACCCTTGATCTCGACAGGAGCCTCCCCGAAGAACCGCGAGCGTGCCCTACCAGAGAGCGGAGCGATTCCTGCCTCGGCGGCGGCGGTGAAGCCCCGCTCGACTGGCGAGGAGACCAGCGAGGCCGTGTTGCTCAGGATGTTGGCCATGTGGGTCTTCGGGCCGGAGAGGATGGAGTTCATCCAGAACCAGAGGAGCTTCGACGTGTCCTTGGACTGGCTAATCTGGCGCATGAAGACGTAGACGGCCTCTGGGTTGGTCTTATCGAGAGTAGAGAGCGCGATGGCCTGGGCCTCGGTAAGTTCGCGGCCACCGAGGGTCTTGATCGCCTGTTCCATGACGCGCTGGTCGTTAGACTTGAGGGCGTCCGTGGCGATACCCGAAGCCCGGAGAGCCCGTCCCGCCTCAGCCCGGTTGCCGTGAAGCGCCATCTCGGCGGCTTGGGCTTCCGCGAAAGCCTGTCGGACCTTGAGGACGTTCTGAGCATTGTTGCTCTTGCCCGCGATGTCCGACATGGCCGATGCCACAGCCACCTTCTTGTCGAAGGCGATCTTGACGGCAACCATCTGCTCGGCATTGACGGCCTGGCCGGGCCGCCAGTAGCGAATGAGTCGGTTGGCATCCTCGCCCATCTCGCCGGCGATCTCCCGGACCAGATCGTCGCCCATGACGCCTCGGCGGGCCATCTCGGCGCGGATTTCGTCAGCGCCTACGGTATCCTGGACGAACTGCTGGAGTTCGGGTGGCCCGATGCGGTCGAGTTTGATGTTGCCGGCGTAGCCAGGCTTGCGGAGGGGCGTGGAGATGTCGCCCGGGATGCCGATCTCGCCACGGACACCGGGGACACCCGGAATGGTCTTACCGTAGGGGCCAGTCGGTGGAGGTGGAGGAGGAGCCGCGGTAGCAACAGTTGGTGGAATCACAGGCGGAATCTTGCCACTGCCGGTCAGGGATGGCTTGAACTTATCCAGAGATTCGCTGAACGCCAGGACGACTTGATGCTCGATCGGATTGCCGGTAGCGTCTCGGACAGGAGTTATGCGTCCGCCTTTGTAGGCAAGACCATCGTACCCATTAGCCGAGAGCCAGTCATTGACCTCATCCTTAGCCTCGAAGTGCTCTGCCAGACTTTCGTACAGATCACGGCCGGTAGCCTTTGGTGGCAGGCTATCCCCCGTTACCTCTCTTGCCTTGCGGGCGAGATCGGGCGGAACGGGAGCCTCGACATCGAAGAGACGAGCATTCGGCGGCACAGTGACTGGTCGCACGTTTGGCCCGCTGGACTGAATGTCGGCAATTTGCTGTTCGAGAGCAAGCACCTTGCGATCGGAAACAGGGTTTGGAGGGGGCTTATTTGGTGCCCACGACCGTGCTTCGCGCGCCCGCAACTCGCGTAAGCGGTAGAGATCGCTTTCCAGACGCTGAGTTGATGCTTGGCTTTTACCAGCGTAGGCACTTGCTACTCGGGCATCACTGGTGAGGTAGTAGCCAGGACCATAGAGCCCACTACTCTGAAACATTCCCTCACCAGGAGCGTCAAAGGCTCGTTTCGTCCCGTGGTAGTATCTACCCGCGAGGGGGATTGCTCCCTCTCCGCTAGCTTTCCGAGCCGCCTCTTCGGTCATCTGGCGGTTCCACTCGGCCTCGGTGAGGCGCTGGCGGGCGGTCTGCTCGACGTGAGCGGCCTCGCCGACCTCACCGCCGGCCTTTCGTGCCGCAAGGTACTCGTCGGCGGGGATGTTGCCTTTGGGGGTACGAGCGAACTTGGGCACCTGCCCGGCTGGCCCCATCTCTAAAGGCATGGCAAACATCGGAGCGGCTTCGCCCACGGCTTGGAGGGCACGCTGCGACTTGAGTGCGCCGGCGTACTTCCGTTGGTCCTCGGGTGAGAGGTTGGCGTACCACTGCTCGAGCTCCGGGGTGGCTCTACCAGTCGCCCAAGGGTAAGCGCCGACCGCGGCGGTAGGGATCTGCGCGACGATGCGACTGGCCTCTTCAGGAGCACCGATGAGACGGCCCGGGGCGGCGAGAGCCTGACCGAGAGGCCCGGCGATGCCGAGGGCAGCCTGGCGGACAGCCTGAGCAGCCTGACCTCCGACGTTAGGCGGGAGGTAGCGACTCTCCTGGTAGGGCACTTCCTGCGCGCCTGTGGTCTGGTCACGACCATAGGGAGTACTGGCGGGGCCGAGGCTAGGTGGAGGCTGGGCACCAAGTTCGGCCCCGCCAGGCGAGGAAGGAGGAGACCACGGCCCCCCAGGGACCGTCCCGAGACCGCGGCCACTCTCATCCCCCTGTCCGTAAGGCGCTGCTAAGTACGGCGCTATCCACGGCGCGAACTGCTCGATCATACTCTGGCCGATGCGGCGCTGCTCGGCGGCCCACAGCTCGGCCGTGCGGCTCCTCTGGGCAAGCGCCCAGTCGGCGGCTTCCTGCTGCCGCTTGTCGAAGTCTATGGCGCTGGTCGGGATGAAAGTCCAACTCTCAGGAGCCATCTGCTTGCTCCCTTGTGGTATACTCAGGGCAAGCAGATGCCCGAGCGCCGCTGGTAACGGCCCCGGGCGTGGCACCCCGAACCTGTAGAGGAGGCTCAAGATGCGCCCCGAGTATACCACGGCCTTCATCGCCCGTTTCTGGTCCCACGTTAAAAAGACAGAGACCTGCTGGCTGTGGATGGGGGCCAAGACTGTCTACGGCTATGGTAGTGTTCTGCTCACAAAGAAGCCGAAGACTCGTCACATGCTGGCCCACCGTGTCTCCTACGAACTTCAGAATGGCCCCATCCCCCAAGGACAGTGCGTGTGCCATCACTGCGATGTGAAACTCTGCGTCCGCCTCGACCACTGTTTCACCGGCACCAACGCCGACAACGCTGCTGATCGGCACCGGAAAGGCAGGACAGTTTTTGGTGAGGAGCACGGCATGGCGAAGCTGACTGTGGAGATGGTTCGGGAAATCCGTGATCTTCGCCATGCTGGCGTGACCTCGCGTGAACTTGGAGTGCGTTATCGTATCCATCCCGCATACGTGAACCAAGTAGTCCGGCGGGATAGGTGGCTGCACGTTCTCTAGCTGCCAAGCTTCAGGTGACATCTGGTAACACCGCCGCTACTGGTAGAAGGTTAGCCGGAGTCGCCGCTCCGGCGGCGTAGCGCACCGCACCGAACTGGACGATGCGCGGGTTCATACTGCTCTCGATACTAGCCCAGGTAGCGCCGACTGCCTGAATGGCATCCGGCGGCGTAGCGCCGCTGTAGTCGAGCGCCGCCACGGGGCGTAGGTTAGCAGGAATGAGATCAGGCGAAGCGTACTCGATCAGTGTCACGTCTCGCACTGGCATCCTGACCTCCTCAGTCTCCATCATCCTGGTGGTATCCAGTTACATCCCAACGCCGACCAGTATCCTCTGTGAGGGTACGTAGACATATGCTGGGGGCGGGGCGCCGCCCGTGGGTGCTAGAGCGATGATGTGCATCGTGTGGCCATCGTTGTCCGCAGTGACGAAAGTGAAGTTGATTGAGCCGGCCGTAGTCTGTAGGAAGTCAACCAAGTTCAACTCCACGAAGCCGCTCACTTCGGCGTCCACCCGCTCGTCCCCCTGGTTATACTGATCGAAGTAAGGCGTGAATGTAGCACTTTCGTCCGTACCGTGAAAGCCGACGATCATACAACCGTCAACACTTGGCACTACCGATGGGCCGATGTGGCTTGCAACCGTGTTGGCATCGCCCGAACTAGCCTGCTTATGGACGGACCCAGTGATATCAGCACTGGTGTAAGCAGCTATGATGGTGCCACCCAGGCTGGCCGTGTCGAGGATCCAATCGTAGTTACTGGCCTCCGGGGCGGCAGCGACTTTCCAATAGGTCCAGCCAGTGGAGTCGTTATTGGCGTCTTTCTGAGGACCAGTGGCAAGAGTCCAGCCAGTTGGTGCCGCGCTCATCGTCGCTCCCCGGTCGTTAGCCACGAAGCCAACCAGGAAGTCGCCGGAGGCCACTCCCGACGGCATATCCCCACGGAAAGTGGCGACGGTGGCACCAGTGCTCCTGACAGCCGACGAACGGTATGCGACAGGCATTCTCGATCCTAACCTGGTGGTATCCAGTACTGTAGATTGCCCGCGATGGGGCACGAAGCCGAGAGGCCGGCGATGATCCCGCGCCCGCTGGTAGTCAGCATGAGTGGAATCGGGCTGGGCTGTACCACCATACCTGAGTTCGGAATGAGCGAGATAGAGCCCGTGAGCGGTGCGTTGATGGTGCCATCGTAGAAAGCGAAGTAGCAGGTCCCAGCGGAGACGATCTGGTAGCCGGCGACGGCAACCCTGGCGGCGTTGGATGCCAGTAGGTTCCCCACCACGATACCCGATCCGGCAAGCTGGATGATGACACTGGTAAACCCCATGTTGGCGACAGCCGGCCCGAAGAAGTGCACTGGTTGTGGCGCGGCGACGTTGATCGAGCTGATGGTGACGCCGTGAATACCCGAGACAGAGGCAAGGACAACTGGTGCCCCAATGACCGAGGCGATAACAGTTGGGAAACCCGCGATGGTAGCGGTAACGGGTTGCTGACCGATGACAGAAGCAACTACCGTTCCGAAAACATTGACTGATCCGCCAACCCAGGCATTGAGCGTACCCGCCACACTGGCAACCACGGAGGGCACACCGATAAGTGACGCCCGAACGTCACCGAGAATGTTGAGGGAGCTTTGATGGACGGCGAAGATTGTACCGATAACGCTGGCAACAACGCTTGGCACGCCGATCAGAGATGCCCTAACATCGCCTAGAACATTGACCGACCCGCCAACGAAGATGTTAGGCGTGCCAATCACGGAAGCCTCGACGTTAGCTACGGCACCAGCAGTATTCACTACAGCGAAGATAGTGCCGATGGTGGAGGCAACCATACTTGGAACGCCGATGATCGAGGCGCGTATATCTCCGAGAACGTTGACAGAGCCACCTACGAAGACGTTTGGTGTCCCGACAACTGAGGCGACCACGTTAGCAACAGCGCCAGCGGTATTGACGACCGCGAAGATCGTACCGATCACGGTTGCGGTCACAGTTGGCTGACCCGCGACTGAGGCGAGAACAGTAGGAGCGCCGATAATGGAGGCTCGCACGTCTCCTAGCACATTGACTGAGCCGCCTACGAAGACATTTTGAGTACCGGCGGCTCCCGTATTGACCACAGCGAAGATCGTGCCGATGGTCGAGGCCACCATCGTCGGGACGCCTATGATTGATGCTCTCACGTCGCCTAGTACGTTGACGGACCCCCCGACAAAGACGTTCTGAGTGCCAGCAGCGCCAGTGTTGACTACAGCGAAGATCGTGCCGGTAACAGTGGCAGTAACGGTGGGTTGGCCGACTACGGATGCTCTGACATCGCCTAAGACGTTGACCGAACCAGCGACGAAGGCATTGAGCGTACCCGCTACACTAGCAACCACGGAGGGGACACCGATAACGGAAGCTCGGACATCACCGAGTACCTGGACGGATCCTCCTACCCAAACGTTTGGGGTGCCGACGATGGAGGCGACTACACTGGGCGCACCAATGATGGACGCCCGGACATCGCCGAGGACATTCACGCTACCGCCCACGAAACTGTAGGGCGTGCCGATGACAGAAGCAGAGACACCACCAAGGTAGGCCGCGCCGGCAGGTAGTGGACCGGTGATAGTGTGGACAGGAATGAACGGATCAGCGGGAGTACCAGCCCCGGATGCCAGCAAGTTGACGCTGAAGCCGCCTGCGTCGAGGACACCTATGACTGGCATCTCACACCCCCACAGTTGCTAGGTGCATCGAATTGGTCTTGTCGTTGAACTTCAGGCTTCGACCATCAGTAATAGGCACCGGTGGCCCAACCACCAGCGGCCCCGAGGAGCTAGTCATCGGGCGGAGATACGCTGGTAGAAGGTCGTAGGTAGCGTACTTGACAGCACCCCAGCAGACGCGGCCGGCTGGCGCAAGCTCCCGGGAAGCGTACCAGGTATCAGAAACACGAACGAGCGAATCCGGGGCAACACCAGTAACGAAGGCCACAGCCTTGAGCGATGGAGGAACGAGATCAAAGCTCGCATATTCGACAAGCGAAACCTCTAGTGGGTCAGGACCGACCCGCGAGAGGTGAGGGGGTTCCTCGGGAGGGGCCTGGAAAGGAAGGGACGCTGGCGCTGGCTCATCGCGGACAGGTATTGACGGTGGCGGAGGAGGCTCCCTTCTAATCAGCAAGTAGGCCGCCACGCCAACCGCGATGATGACTATGACCGCAAGCAGCGCCAGATAGTACCAGGGCATCCTAGAACCCTATCCCCCCTGCTGGTTGCTCAAACGATTGCATCTGTTGACTCTCGATGAACCCCGCGAGCTCGGCGTCGAGCGCGAGCACCTGCTCGGGCTTGTAGCGGCTGAGAACTTGCGCCCCCACCTCGTCGTACCTATGCCGCTGCCACCACCCGAGGGCCTCCGCCTTGCCCATTTGGACAGTGAAGGGCGGTCTCGTCCCCGGCGGCGCGATGGCCGTTTGGAGAACGCCTACTCGCCGTTGGATGGCGCCGGCGAGCATCCTGGCCCGCCTCTCGACTCGCTGCTCAGGCTTTGCCACTGATGTCCCTACAAGTGGTCTGGTAACGACCGCACTCAGGCCACCTTGATGGCGAAGATTCGGAAGGTGACGTTGTCCACGTCGAAGGCACCGGAGCCGTTCTGCAACGCCTTGACGTGGACGGCGCCAGCCGAGTAGCAAGCAGCGTTCCAGAAAACCCTGTCGGGCAGCGAAACGATGGGAACGGCGAACACGAGATCGCCGACCGCGACGCCAGACATGGCGATGTCGGCGGCGGCAACCGATGTTCCCGAGCCGGCGATGGCCATGTTGGCGAAGTCAACGGAGCCGGTAGTCTGCCAGAGCGTGATCGCGGCATTGCCGTCACCGAGGTTCACGGGCGCCTTGGCGACGATGTTGCCCCCTTCGAAGAAGACGGCGGGACCGGAGAGGTCGGGACGGTTAGCGAAGCCGTCGACGGCGATGATCTGCTTGCCCAACAGGCGGGATTCGTTCGGCACGGGGAGACCTCCTACTTCTTGCGCCCCTTATGGACGCCCTTGATAGTGCCCTTGTTCGCGCTAGCATAGAACACGCGTTCGCCTTTGCTCTTACCGTACTCCTTAGCCATCGCGGCCTTGATCTTCAAGCCCTTCTTTGTCGAGGGCATGCTACTTTCCCTTCGCGGTCTTCTTCGGCTTTTTCATGCCTTTTGGCATCATCATCTTACCGTCCATCATGTGCGGTCCCTTCGGCATGGCATGAGGCCCCCGCCCCATCTTCTTCATCTATCTCCCCTTTCTCTTTTTCTTCCCCTTGATCGCGGTCGGTACAGCGGGAGCGCGAGGCGGTAGCACTCTCAGCTTCTTGACGAGCCGACTGGTGAACTTGGGCGCCTTAGCCATCTACTCTGCTCCCGTCAGATAAAGGACGAGATCAGGGTTACGCTGGATCATGTCGAGCAGCCCTGTTGCGAGCAATCTGATGTAGTGTTCGTCGCCGGCCTTGAGTTCTTCCATGTCCCAGATGGTCTGTAGAGCGTGAATAACCTCGTGGAGTAGTGTCCGTTGCTCTCGGGCCAGTGGATAACCCTCATCTATGATGATGTTGCAGATACGGTTCTGAGCTACACCATAGACATCACAGCCATCTGTCTTCTGAAAGGCGGTTAGAGCTTCATGGGAATGCTGGATCGTATAACTCAGCGGACCTAATTGGATGGTGGCTGGCATCGGGGGCATCTACTACCCTCCCGTGCTCGTCGGGGTCCCCGGCCTACCCGGGAACATACCGGCCCTGCCAGGTTGGATAGGAGTGTTCAACCCTTGCACCGAGGGGATGCCGCCCACCATCTCGGCAGCTCCCAGCGAACCACCCTGGTTCACCAGTGGCTCGCCGTTCGGGCCCACCAGGGCACTCGCGGGATTGGGTGGTGGTGGCGGCACCTGAGCGGCGAGTTCGGGGAAAGCCTCCTGGAGTGCGTGCTGCATCACGATCGAGGCGATGGGCTCAGAGTCGAGCGCCCTTTCGACGTAGATCTCGTCCACCGCACCCTCCGGGTCCTCCTCCTGGAAGTACCGTTCCAGCGCCCTCTTGGTGGAGAGCATCTGCTTGGGACTGTTGACGGTCTGAATGCCAATCATGGCGTTGGCCTGCTCGTCGGTCGGCAGGGCGGGCCGGAAGCGGATGGTCACTGGTCCGAGAAGTTTGACTGGAGCTTCGGTGAGGTTCAGCTTATCGTCGGGGCCGAGGCCGAGGAATTCGGCGCTGTCGTCAGACTTACCGTTAGCACTCGGGACCAGGATGTAGACGGGCTGGTGGACCACATGGGGGATCATCCAGTGGATCAACTCTAGAGCCTGCTCAAACTGGCGGCCTAGCGAGGCCAACCCGACCTTGAACGACATGGAGGCCGCGGCGAGCAATTGGTTGGCAAGATAGCCCGAACCTTCGCCCATCGTGCCACGCATGACACTCGGGATGCCAGCGATCTCCAACAGCGTCATGAGGAGCCGGATCATGTCATTGAGGTCCTGGCCAGTGGGTGGGGGCCCCTTGAAGTTGAAGCCGTAGCCGAGGGCGGGCTCGACAGCCTTACCGGGTTTCCAGACGAAGGGCTTAGGCTTGGAGTCGAGTGAAAGGCCAGACTCCATGAGCGTAGGGATCATGCCGGGGATCGCTTCCATAACCGGCGTCGGGTAGGCGGCAAGGATGGCCCAGTTCTGCTTCATGGTGACAGCACGGTCCACAGCCGGCATGAGATAAAGCATCGAGTAGAGAAGACTCTCTGAGTCCGGGAGTTTGGCCCTAATGTAGTTCAAGTGGGGGCGGTATGGGTTACGCTTGGGGAAGCCGCGGACCATCTGGCCATTGACGGCGACGCACCAGTAGTCCGCGTCCACGTACTCTAGCTTGACAGTGCGGCCACCAGTGGCGCTCAGCCAGTCCTCGGGCTGAGGCGTGCCCCCGAGGGTTGTGACGGGCGTGATATTGCCTTCGGCGTCGGTCTTGAGTTTGTACTTGCCCTTGAGGTAAGGCAGAGGGTACTCGCCATACTCCAGGGCGTAGTCGTCGCCGTACTCGCCGTCTCCGAAGATCATGGAGAGGCGATCGACGATGCGCCAGGCGAAGGGGAGTTTCGCACCCTTCAGGAAGCTATCCGCTTCCTTATTGTACTCGTCGGCGTCCTGACCCTTGCCCCGCCCGGGGAAGTTAGCCCAGGCATCGGGCTTGTGAACGACCTTGAGGACCGACTCACCGTCGCGGATCAGGCACTTCGCGGACTCCATGAGCGCGTCCTCGCCCAGTTCCCGGGCCATGCGCTCCATGACCTCGCTATCCCACTTCTCGGCGATGTTGGCAGCCCGGCGGGCCTTATCCTCGGCTGTTCTGGGGTCGATGTGGACGACTGGGGGTCTAGCCAGCATGGCGGAGGCGGTGCGCTGCCAGGTGTCTCTCAGGTGGGGCAGCTTGATGACGCGACTGATCTGCTTGTACTCATCGGGCACGTCTACCACATGTTCCATCCGACAGAGTGTACGTATCTGAACGGCGAGGTCGCGGAGGCGAGACTCATCGCCGTCGTCCTTACGTAGACGGTACAATTCCATCATCTCGGACGCGGTAGGAGCCGAGTCAGAAGGCATACGCCTCACCCCTTCGCTTCCAAGCAGAGCGGCTGTCTAGAATGTCGAGGAAGTGGATGCACGGTCGCGCTTGACAGTTGAAGCAAACGTAGCCTACATCGTGGTTACGATGAGTAGGGCAATGGCACATTATGATGGCTGTCCGACAGTAGGCGCAGATGAGGTAGTGCTGACCCGAGGAGGTTGTGCAGTCGTTGCCCCCCGCTCGGGGGACTGCGCCAGACCACTCGTGGTCGTTGCCAGACCACTCATCAGTAGACATGGATACCTCCGTATCGTCTCTGGTAGAGCCAGAACAGGAGGGCAGTGATGACTATCAGGACTTCAGAGCCGGACGTTATCGTGATGAACATGGCCGCCCTCCTTACATCGTCGCCACAAAGTCGCGGAGCACCGGCCCAGCAGCCGGCCTTACCTTGCTTGCCATAAGCGCATAGCGTAGGGCATCACATGCGTGCGACCCTTCGCCAGACTCGTGATCCACATCCTCCACCTTGTGGTCATCGTACACCAGCGCCGGCAACGTCCTTATGAGGTTCCGGCAGGTGTCGAATACCTGGAGACCTGGGTCCAGCCCCTCGACCCCCAGACGTAGATACTCGTGCACACGCTGCCATCCGCTAAGACGGTCATTGTTGCCTCGGCTAAGTCTGATCCCACCAGACTCAAAGTAGACATCGGCGATAGACTTTCCATTCGGCTGTCGGCTGAAGGCGCTGGGGTCCGCCACCACCCACCGTACATCCTCGCCATGACTCTCCCTCCTGATCCTCTTCGCCTGGTCCCAGTCACTCAGCCCCTTCTGGTATGCCTCCCGGTACACGTACACCACCCCACTCGGCGCCCTCGCCAGCCACAAGCAGCACCACGGCGCCCCGTACCCGAAGTCCACCCCACACCACCTCGGCCACTCCTTCGGCACCACAAACGCCCTCACTACATGCTTGTCCCGCCGCCACTCCGTGAACACCTGCCCGGCAAAGATGTCCCAGTCTCCGTCGAGGTAAGCACGCCGTAAATGCTCCGGTAGTCCCTCCAGTCGGGTCGCATAGCCAGGGTCTCTCTCCAGTAGCCGCTGGTTGTCACTAACCCGAGCCGGGATAAAACAGCCAGATGCGATAACCGCGCCAGACTCAGCTCGTATCGGGAACGGCTCACCCCACGGCGCTGCATCAACCCACCGCTTCCTCACCCACCCATGCCCCACATTCCCTGGGTTCGTGCCGGCCCGGATGGTCGGCTTGATCCCTGGCACCGTCGCCCGGTTTCGACTCCGCATGAACTGGTAAGGCTCCTCGGGGAACTGGGTCAACTCGTCAAAAAGGATGGTGTCAAGTTGCGCTCCCTGATAGTTGTACATGTCTGAAATGTTCTCTAAGTGAGCGAAAGCGAAAACTGACCCGCCGTAGTCCGGGAACTCCCACCTGTAGTCCGAGGCCCGCCAGCTCGCCATGCCCGTAAGGAGCTGCCGGCTCCGGTCAATAGCCGCCCCCGGTAGGGCTAAATCCTTGAAGGTACGACGCATGAAAAGGTGCCTCGACCCTGGGTAGGTAATGGCCCGTGTGATACCGTGGATCAGCAACGCATCCGTCTTCCCTCCCCCAGCAGCCCCTCCGTATAACACCTCATCTTCCGTACGGTGTAGAAACTCCCTCTGCCTCGGCTGCGCCTCCCACACCGCCTGCTCCACTACCACCTACTCCCCCTCTATGGTCGTTGCCAGACCACTTGGGCGATATACCCCCACGGGAGAACTAACCCCCTGACTCCCCCTCCCCTAGACCCCCGTTCCTACCAAAATTGCGCGGGGTGGATACTCTTACGTGTGCCCCTCGCCATCGTCCGGGTACCCGGGGGCCTGGCTGGTAGGGTGTTAGCTGGTGTGGTAGATATTATGGTCATAATATCTACCAGTGGTCTGTCAACTGGGCAGGCTGTGCCTGGTCATCGGTTGGCGCCCTGGCGTCTATGATGATACGGAGCTGGCGGTGGACCTCAGTGACCTCGACAGACTCCTTGGGCTTGCCCCAGAGGCGGTTCGCGAGCCAGGTACACGCCTGAGCGGCCATCGGCTCGCTGTCGCTGTCTATCATAGCGACCATACGGGCGACCATCTTGAGGCCCCCCCCTGTCTGCTCGGCTATCGCACGCTGTAGACCCACCGCGCCTGGCACACGTCCGCCGTGATAACCTCCAACGCCAGGGAGCCACGTGCCATTAGGTCTGCGAGTTGGCTTGTTAGTTTCCCTATCACTAGGCTGATTTGCTGTCGGGCTGGCGACAAGCTGAGTGGAGGGGTCAGCGGACATAGTTCTCCCTGGTGGTGGTGATACAGGTGGGCAGGTGGGGTGCGGGGCGCTGGTGCATGGGGTACACCTCGGCCCTGGTGCTCGCTTGCGGCCGAGCGAACGGCTAAGCGGCATGAGCATAGCATGTTTCACAGCGGTTGTCAACGTTTCACGAGCTGTTGAGTATAGGTACAGGGACATGGTGAAGCGCCATGGCGATTGGGGATGAACGTTCTGGTCCTCAGCATAGAAAAGCAAACTCGACGAACTCAGCCTCACGGGATTCGAGTACCTAGGTACAGAATTAGGTACTGAATTAGGTGGTTTGGGGGATTGGCAGAGACGCGCGCGCGTGGTAGAGTCTCGGTAGACGACAGCGAGGCGCAAGGAGAGACAGATGGCACACCTGAGCCGAGATACCCGAGCAGTCCTGGTCCACGCCACGACGGGCCAAGAGCTTGAGACCGTCACCCTCCCGGGCGGAACGGTCTACACCGATCTCGGAGGAGACCTGGCCCGATACGACGAGGAGATCCAGGAGTGGGCGCCGACTCAGCTCCTGGACGTGGAGGGCTGCCACTACCGGGTAGTAGCAGCCCACCTCGAGGAGGGCTGCCTGTACTGCGGCCGAGCGGCGGTCGAGCAGGACGTACCGGCGGTGGACGACGACGAGACGTGGGAGACCATCCGGCTGGCCCACGCTCCCGGTTGCGAGTGGATCGTCACCCGCGCCCATCGCATCGACGCCTGACCCAGAGCGCCCGCCGGTCGGCGAGTAGGCCGGCAAGGAGACCACGAATGAGGAGCACTCCGGAGTGGACGGTCTACGACAGGGATGGCGGCTACCAGGCTGCCTGCAAGGAGGTTCAGGCAGCAGCAGCCTGTCTCGGACTCTACCCTGGCGGCACAATCCGGCACGGCCACAAGCACATCGTCTGGACGGATACACGCGATGGCGACACCGCCGAGGACTACGACCTCGTGGCACAAGTAGCGTACCAGCGACTAGCAGCTATTCGCAGATTCCTCCTCGCATCGGGCACGCGATTGACCGGAGCTCGCTAGCCCACTCAGCCCACCGGTCGGCATTGTAGGCCGACGGTAAGGCGCCTGGTCAGGAACGTGCGCGAACCGAATTAGGAGGTATCAGATGAACGCCACAGTGGCGCAAACCGTCATGGAACAGTTCGGCCAGCAGCGCCGAGCCCAGGTACTCGCCCAGGTGACTCAGCACGAGGCGTGCGGTGCGGCCTGGTCCGACCAGGACATCGCCGCCCTAGCGTCCTGGTTCCACCCGCTGAGTGAGTCCGACGTCCTTCGCGCCCTCTGGGTCCGGTGGCTCGTCAATACCGGCCGGCTCGCCAGCCTGGCCGAAGGGAACTAGAACGTAGGATCACACGGCAGTGCGATGTTACGGCCCTGTACGGGCATTGTGGGCCGAGCGAGCAGCTAAGCAACCACAACGCGGCCATAATCCGCCTGGCCGCCTTGAAAGGAGAAAAAGCGCAAAACGACCCGCGACCCACACAAGGCCCATACGGCTCGGAGGTACCCTGACCGGCCCTCCGGGCACCGCCAGTGCCAGCCCGAGCTGGCCAACTGGCCCGAGGCTGACAGATGCCAGTCATAGTCAGGAACTTCTGGGTTGACGCCCAGGTGGACGGTCGGCAAGAAGATCTCGGGTCCGGCCCGCGAGCAAAGGATGGCGGCATGACCCTTCAGGTCTATCAACGAGACGATGGCGGCATCGTCAAGGCCCTATCAATCTGGGGCACCACCCGCACCGATGGCACACTGGTACTCCAGATCGCCGACGGCAAGGGAAACCTTCTGCACACTGTCACAACCCACCGCTAGACCATTGCCCCGCCGGTCGGGCTATAGGCCGGCAGAGAGGAACACCGATGCGCGACCCCGAACGCGACCGCTTGGTCCAGCTCGTCCGCGAGGCCCATAGCCTGACCTGCCGGTTGGCCCACCCAGCCAATCACCGGCGCTTCGCTACCGCTACCAGAGTCCGCGCAGCTCATCGAGAAACCCGCCGCATCATCGACCTTTGCAACCTCGACGCGCTGATCCTCTGTGACAACCTCGATCCCAGCCAACTACACGAACTAGCTGACCGATGCTAACCCTGGTCGCCCAGATCATCGCCATCGCCATGCTGCTGCTCATCGCCGTCTGGCTGGCAGCGGGACTCGCCAGACTACTCAGAAGGAGGTAACACGGTGATCCTAGAGAAGCCACTCCGCGCCACTACCGCGTCGCACTACTCGCCCCCTCGCCAGGTCATACTCCCCGCTGGGTACGAAATCGCGCGCTGGGTTGCCCTGCCACGACGTGCCGGCAAGGACCGCACCGCCGTATTCGTCGAAAGCGCCACCGGCGAAATCGCCTACATCGTCGAGACCAATAGCCTGGCTCTCGCCATCTGAGGAGGTCGAAGGATGACCGACCTGGAACAAGAACGCTAGAGGTAAAACGATGACCGCCCAGCCACCCCACGAGCGCAAGGTGTCCGTCCACATCATGCTACGACCAGCCACCGACCGGCTACTCTCAAGGCTCGCCGCGCACGACGGCATGACCCGGTCTGACACCGTCGAGGAGCTAATCGCCGAGCGCGGCTATACACTCAAACTAATCAGTGAGACCCCAACCGCCTGACACCACGCGGGAGGCCCGGCTTCTCAGCCGGGCCTTGCCACCCTCCGTCCCACCCTCACGCGCGTGGGCTGCGCGGCCAACCGTCGGGGTCCTTCCCACGGCCGACCGTCCCACCCTCACGCGCGTGGGCTGCGCATTGGACGTGATAGCTAACATCAACCCGCTGCCAGCGCCAACAGGTTCACGCTCGCATTGGAGTCCTGGTCCCACTCGACCCCGCACCCGTCACAGCGATGCCGCAGCTCCGCATGGTTCCACTTCTCCAGACTGCCGCACGCCGAGCAGATCGCCGTCGTGTAGGCGGATGGCACCTTCGTCACCGCGACCCCTTCCCTCTTCGCCGCATTCACCAGCACCAGCCTGAGCTGATAGGTCCCCGCGATGAACCGCTGCCACCGAGCTACCTCCGGCAGCCGCTCGTCAGGAACCATCCCCTTCACGACCGCCACCTGCGACAGGTCGAAGTCCTCAATCACGATCTCCGCATACCGTGCTACCGTAGCCGCCGCGAACCGCCGATAGACCTCGCGCCGGTCTCGGAGCGCCTTATCCCGGAGATTCCCCTCCTCTTGCCAGAGCGGCAGATCATCACGCCGCCACTTCGCCACGACTCCATACCCGCCCGAATCCCCCTCGAACCGCTGCCGCCGCCAGATCGCCTCCAACCTCCCCAAGCGCGAGGGCGAGCGCCACTGTCGGAGAGTCCGTGTCTCCTCTCGCAACCAATCAGGTATAACCTGCTGGGCCAGCCACGCCCCCAGGTCTGCCTGAGCTGCGTTGCGAATCAGATCGCGCTGTGAGCGCAACTCCTCGCACCGACGCATCCTCGCCAAATAGCGGTCGTCAAGCAACAGTTCGCCCTCTCGTCCCGCATCATCCCGCCAGTAGGCCACTCGTAGGCCGTTGGGGCGTTTGCGCCAGCCGAGGTCGAGTGAGATACGCCCGCGCCGCTCGCCGGGCAGCGTCGCCCAGGGGAGCACGAGTCCCACGGGCCGCTCCACCGTGATAAGGAGCTTCCACCGCCACTGGTCGACCACGCGCTCCCGGATCGCTGAGGCCGAGCGGATCAATCCATCAGCGGGCAGGGGACGGTGGAATCGGGCTGGCAACACCAGCCAAACCGGCTCCCTCTCCTGGCTCCCGATCCTGATATGGGCAAGCACATCACCCTCACGCGCCCCAGGCGCCAGCCGGACCATACTACCCTCAGCCGCCCGACTGACTGAAATGCCATGGGCCACGAAAGCCGTAATCTTCCCCTCACCACGAAAACCGTGGAACTTCACGCCATCAGCCCGCTTCCTAGCCACGAGCCAGGATAGTTTTACGTCAGTGTAGTTACCCCACCAGCAACCGGAGTCCTGGCAGGCAAGATTGACTGAGACTCGCACGCGATCGTCGAGCGCATGGAGCTCATCTAGCACTGACTCCAGCAGTTGTCGCCGCGGTCGACTACCGTTCACCCGCTCAGGTAGCGGGTAGGGAGATACCAGAAGCGCTCGCTCGTCACGGTAGGCGTGATCAATCTCCACTAGCCGGTTCCAGAGTTGGTTCCGCCGGCGCATCTCAGCGATGGCAAGCTCGAAGCCGAAGCCTAATCCGTGGTGAATCGCGCTGCGCGGGACACCGTACTCAAAAACCCTAACATCACCTGCTACATGTCCGTAAGGCATGTCACACCTCCATCCCGTCCCACCCTCACGCGCGTGGGCTGCGCGTCAATACACTTGGCCTCAACCTCCCGTGCGGCAGCGTCCACCGCGAGGATTGTCGGCCAGTAGACAGAGATCAACTGCATCAGTCCGCCAGGCTCTAGGGGTTCCTGTAGATAAGACTGAGCTTGCCGAATCGCCTCCTCCCACTCTCGCCGCCAGTCTTCAGTCTCAGCCACCCTGAGCCCCCTTCAACGCCGCCTCAGCCACATCCCAGCCATGGCTAGGTGAGCCATCATCCGATTCACAGAACAGAAGCCCCGAGATATCGTCCCACCGCGAATGGTCCGCATACACTCTCAGCGCCACACGCAGCCGTGCGACCTCCTCGATTAGCACCCGTATGTCGGCGGGAGCGTGAGCGATAAACTCAG